CGTGAGTGGATAGAACTCCAAGGTAGCCCCACGGAGTATATCCATTTCTGTTGGTCAGACTCACCTCAAAATCCAACATCATGACACAACTCAAAATAGCTCTATTCGGAAAGATCGTATCTTTCCTTAATAGTCACTATCTTGGGGTGCGGCACGGTGCTGGAATTATCCGTGAGTGGATTTCCATCGTCGAAGGTCGGGTGACCACGCGGGGTACCGTGGACACAATAGCCTGGATTAAGGGGATCCGGCTATTCTGCACACGGTATCTCGCTGGCCAACCGCTCCTCGAGATGGATGGCTTTGGGAAGATAGGAAAAGACGGGCTCCCCGAGCTCGTGATTTCTGATCTCTTCCGTGATCGTGATCCACCCCGGATCAGGCTCGGGTTGACATTACTGAATGTCTCTCGAGTACTGCCGGGCTGGAAGAAGCCAGATCTCAGTACTGTCGTGGATCCCTGCACAGTTCAAATAGATCCTAGTATTAGGATTGAACTGGTAGCGGTCTTACGGCAGCTGAGATGGAAGCTTCCCCTTCCACGGTGGGAAGGATGGCACGTCACAACCAAAGCTGGTCCAAACGCTCAAGCCCTGGTGGGATCAATTGAGGACGCTTCTTTACTCACAGAAGACCAGATAAGGGATCTGGGTATTCTGGGAGGCGAGGAGTTAGTCCAGTCAATTGGTACCCTCCGGTCTCTGAGCCCCCTTGCCTGGCTTAGTAAATTCGATCTTCGGCCCAAAGGCCGATTGTCGAAGCTTGCTAAGATCAGGGACAAGGAAGCCAAGATGCGGATTGTAGGAATCTTGGATTATGCGACACAGTCTGCTCTTTACCCTCTTCATCAGGCCTGTATGGCCTTCTTGAAGGGGCTGAAGCCGGACTGCACGTATAACCAAGGTTCCTTCAGGGCCACACTATCGAACCAAGGGCCGTATTACTCTATCGATTTGAGTGCTGCGACAGACCGGTTCCCTTGCACCCTGCAAGAGGCCGTTCTGGCTCAGCTCACAAATGATGAGTA